TTGCCAAGCGGCGCCGTGCCATCCAAGGCAAGCGTGCCGGTGTCCTCGAACGTGTGCAAGACATGCGTCATGCTGCCGAGGAGTTGGGCGAGGACTTCAAGGTGAAGAACTCTGAGTACTCCGTGTACCTGCGCAACTCCCAGGTGGTCGATGTGGACGAGGACTTGTCCAACGTAGACGTGCGCTTCCTCATTGAGCAAGAGCCAAAGGTAGACAAGACCAAGGCCAAAGAACTTCTAAAGAAAGGTGAGGAGATTGCAGGTCTCACCTTGAAAACAAACACATCCCTGCAATGGAGATTGTTCTAATGAATGTCGTAATCTTATCTGGAGCTCTTGGGCAAGACCCTAAGCAGAATCCAAACAAGACAGTGTGCAACCTGCGCGTGGCTACCAATGCCAGGGCCAAGGTTGACGGCGAGTGGACTGACGTGACCGAGTGGACCAACGTCGTTGTGTTCGGCAAGCGCGGTGAGAACGTCGCACGCTTCCTGAAGAAGGGCAGCGAGTTGACCATCAACGGTAGGCTGCAGACTCGTTCGTATGAGAAGGATGGACAGAAGGTCTATGTCACCGAGGTGGTGGCTAACGACGTGAAGTTCCACGGGAAGAGAGAGACTGGAGATTCAGACGTAGTAGAAGAGTTTGGATTCTAGTTGGTTGGGAAGGCGGCAGGGGCTCATCCCCCTGTCGCTACCACCGAGGGCATATGAATGAGTTGGCACTATTTGCAGGAGGGGGAGGAGGCATCCTGGGAGGGAAGCTCCTTGGATGGCGCACCGTATGCGCTGTTGAGATTGCTCCCTACGCACGGCGAATCCTCCTCGCAAGACAAAGAGATGGCATCCTGCCAGCGTTCCCTATTTGGGATGACATCAGAACATTCGACGGGACACCATGGCGAGGACACTGCGATGTCATCAGCGCCGGATTCCCATGCACACCCTTCAGTGTCGCCGGAAAGCGAGAGGCTGGAGACTCAGACAAGAACCTTTGGCCTGAAACCATCCGCGTCATTTGCGAAATACGACCCAAGCATCTCCTGTTGGAGAACGTTCCAAACTTGCTTGCTGGCTCACACGGGTACATGCACACCATACTCGGAGACTTGGCCGAGAGCGGGTATGACTGTCGATGGGATTGCATACCCGCGTCAGCCCTTGGTGCCAATCATCAGAGAGATCGCCTCTGGATTGTTGCCCACCATCACAGCGCAAACTTACGGCACGAACCAGGGCGGAGCAGCCGGGAGGGTAGGCAAGGTCAGGATGTCTCTGCAGTCAATGGCAAAGCAACGTGGGGGGCACCTCTCTCCGAGCTTTGTGGAAAGGATGATGAACTGGCCTGTCGGGTGGACCGCCTTAGAGCCCTTGGCAATGGACAAGTACCAGCAGTGGTACGCTTCGCATGGAGACAACTCTCATGATTAATACAAACGCATACGACTTTACCTTCACCATCCGTTCATTCGGCTCTGACCCTGATGAGGCATTTCAGCTCTTGCAGGACTTGATTCAGAATGACTTGAGCATTGTCTTCACGAATGTGGATTCCTTTAAGAAGGTTCCAAGCGATGAAGCTAAGAAAGAAATCGAGGACATCATGACTGAGTCTATCGAGGAGGTGCTTCTCTCCACGCCGGATGCAGAAGCATGAGGTTGGCTTATCAGAAGTGTGAGGTGGAATGGTGCAATAAGCCCGCAGCAGTCATGGCTAGGGACAAGCAGGACTACTTTCTGGCTGTGTGTAAGGCCTGCGCTAAGAAGCTCAGGAAGGGTCAGCGAGTGCGTAAATCGTAATGCCCGTGGCAATCCCCACCGTTATCCACTGAGCCCTCTCGCCCCACTTTTCCCAGAAGGTAGGCTGTTGAGCTTCCAACTGCTCCATCTCTACCACCGCCAAGTCCTTCCACGAATCCAACTCGACGTAGTAAGCCACAAGAGATGTAGGCAACACCACCCCATTGCACTGAGCAATAGCCGTAGCGGGGTCTACAACCTCCATGCTTGGCGCGTGCCCACCGACGAGGGCATAAGCCTTGGTACACTCGTTGTCCACAGCAGGAGGGCGCTCAGGAGGAGCAAGCAGAAAGCCAGCAAGAACAACAGCGTTCACTTTATCTTCTCGTTGATAAGAGCTGCCAGTCCTTCCTCGGGAGTCTTGCCCTCTAAGATTTCCTCAACCTCTTCTACATGCACCTTGTGAAGAGAAGCAGCCTTGTCGAGAGCTTTCTCGGAAGGGGAGGCATCACGCTTGGATAGGAGTCTAGTTACCCAAGCAGTGACAACCACGATGATGCCCCCGACAAGGCCGAGCAATAGGTCACGCACCTTCTTCCTCTTTAGCGGGCTCGTCTACAGGCTCCGCTGCTGGTGCTTCCTCTTCCTCGATAACGGGAGGGGCCGACTCCTCAACCGCTAATTCAGGTGGCGACAGGACGCACTGACCAAAGACGCTACCTATTACTAGCGAACCACCAACCAATGTGGCGTTCACTCCATACTTCTCTTTGAGCTCTTTCAACTTAGACATCTTCTTCCTCCAACAAAGTGTAGGTGAATGCGTTGCCGTACAACTCGGCACTCTTCTTCACAATCCGCATAAACGTATGCCATTCCACAGGATCCGCCAGGACAGTACAGCCTGCGCTCCACTTGTTCACTGCAGTAGAGTGGTGGCTCCCAGAGTTGTGAATGTTAATAGAGTAGTTCCCCGCCTTGCCCTCATCGAAGCTATCCCACTCGATCTTCTCCCCAGCAGGCGTGCGCCATACCTTCACCGGACCAATCCGCTGGCATAGAGCGTCGTACTTTCCTCGATGCTTATCAATGCTGTACGACCTGTATTGCCCAGGACACAGCACTGCAGTGCCGCTTGTCCTCATAGGATTGTGCGTCCAGTAGGAGCCAGGGTCAGTGGTACACTTAAACTCTCGTTGCACCCACCCACCTGTCTCGTCTCGGTAGACCAAGGCGATGATGTCATCGAACTGATTAGGCTTGCCACGATGGCGAATGCCAATGATGTTGAGGTTGTACTGGCCTTTGGTAAAGATTCGGTATCCCTTGGCCTTTACCTTCTGAAGAAGCAGCGGGATCATTCAACGGCCTTCAACACACGCTCAAACAGTTCCTCATACTTTCGAGTCATCTCGGTAAGTTGGGCACCATACTTCTTGTTCTGAAAGATAAGGTAACCAAGGAAGAGGCCAGTCACCCCAAGGTCTATAAGCTCTGCAACAAACTCGGATTCCATTTAGCCCCCGATGAGAATCCCAATGGATTGCATAATGCACACGGCAGCAACAATGATGCCTTGCGCTTTGGCAATGTCACTGCGAACAGCCTTTAGCTCTTGTCGTATCACGTTTACCTCCGTTTCAAGCGTGTCAGTACGCTGACCCAAGACGGCTACATCAGTCTCCAGTTTGCGCACACGCTGTTCCATCCTACTCTTCCCCAACTATCTTGCCGCGCAAGAACCAGACTTTCCAATCCAACTCTGCTTCAGTAAACGAATCGCAGTCAATAACAGAAAGCTGAATATCAAACTTGTTCTCGTCTGGCACGCTCTCAAGAAGCGCGTAGTTCCTTGTCTTAGTAGACTCAACAAGAGCATAGTTGGAATAACTGGAAGCCTTTGAGGTGGTGCCCATGTCAACACCCCAGAGTTCTCCAGCTTCAACCTCCGAAACAACTTCTTGAGCGACAGAAGAACTCGAACATTTAATAAGTGTTACGCAAATCATGTGATGTCCGATCTTCCTACTACGGGCTGGAGCACATAGTTAATTTTCTTGATGCGAATGGAGCCTCTTACTGCTGTGTTTCCATGACCTCCAAACCATATACAGAGGTGCCAATACGTTTGGCCTGCTGCATTCCAATACCTTGTCGTGTTGTCTGTAATAGCCAGACCTGACGTGGCAACAGGGTTCCATGGCTGGTCTTTCGCGTAACTTCCGCCCCATGTATAGGCCTTGTTAGTACCAGATGCAGCGCCTAACCGAATGGGAGCCAGAGTAAAAACCAAAGAATCGTGTGCGGCAGCAGGGGCACTTTGTTGGTTTTTCCAAGTGTATCCTTGAACAGTGGCATTGTTGGTAAAGTACGTCTTGTAGCCTGAACGGTACATATTTGTATTAGAGTATGCAGAAGGCTGGCTTCCATTAGCTTTATAAACTTGAGCACCAAGCCAAATTACACTCGTACCACCTGGAATAGTTGGGCTTCCTTCTTGATCTGTGTTGTATCCAACAAGCCCAGCAATGCATGTAAGATTGTTGCCGTACCCACCAGATGCATCAGGACCATTGATTGGCCCACCTCCATCAGTGTCGAATACTATCTCCAACTTTAGATTACATGCCTCGGGTTGCAGGAGGTGTGCGGCAACACCAGCGGGTTGAGGTATGTTCGCATCTTCCGCCATCTTAATATGCTCATTGCGAATCATTACTTTACCTTTCATGGTAGAGCCTTGAATGTGCATACTGGTCAGAGTGTCTTGCTCAAAGACAAGGATATCCCCTACCTTTCCTAAAGTAGCACCAGCACCACCAGAGCCATTTAGAACAGTCCAGCCATTAGCGCCTGTCGGGTCTAGAGGTAGCTCGGTAAATGAGGTCCACGGGTTCCCACCACCACCGCCACCGCCACCACCGGCTTCTGGTGCAGGGATTGTTCTAGAAGAAGTTGAGCTTGGAATAGAACGAGCCATTACTTCACCGTCTGGATGTCAAGGCTGACAGAAATGTTGTTGTTAGTTCCTGTGTTGGGGTCAACAAAGAAGTAGATAATCCCCCGGCCTGGAGTTGAGGCCACTTCTGGCACCGAGTAAAAGATGTTCTCTTCGGAGTCAATAGAAGCAGAACCAGCAGCGTATTCAGCAATGACGCTAAGAGGAGCACCAGCCAACGTAGCACCGCTTGCTGCTCGCAAGGTCACAAGGTCAAACGTCGCCATGTCGCCAGCAGTTTTGTACGCACGAACCCGCTTAATCAGCCCTTGAGTAGGAACGGCCATTTGGATTTCAATACCGGCTGTGGTGACAGAAGTAGCCGTCCCGGTCTGTGTTCCGTAAATAGGGGTGGTGATAGTAGTGCTCATTAGATTCTCCAGGGATGTCTATTTATAGTGGTTACACGTCAAGAAGTCTACCGCGATGAAGTGCTGTAGGCTGTGTATAAGAATTCATTCTGGCGTTGTCGTATAAACTCGGGGTTTTCAAGGATAGATGCAGTGGTTTCTCCAAGGATAAACATGAAGGGGTTGCCCATGCCGTCCTTGTTGAACTCCACCTCGACTCCATAGGGCAAATCGATGCCAAGCTTGGCTGCTAATCGAGCGGTGTCGTCCGGTCCTCGCTTGAGAGCAAGAGACAACCTGAGCAAGTTAATGGCCTCAAACATTGCCTTACCGTTGGGTCCAAACTTGTATTGTTCACCATTGAATGTAGGCAGGTCAGGACGCTGCTTGTCTTTATCAACCTTCTCCATTTCCATCAGGTCAATAAACCAAGGCGCGATTCCAAACAAATTAGCAGACTCTAAGAATGTAGCTGGGACATAGCCAGACGGAGCAAAGTTGGTCCCCTGCAGTTTGCTTGCCTCACGGTATGTAGCCAATGCGGCACCATACCTAGGGTCCAGTTGGTCAACAAGGTTCACCAGTACTTGTCCGGTAAGTTTTGTTCGCTCTTCAGCCAAGAAAAAATCTACTACCTGACCCATCAGGTGGACACCCTCTGCCCACGGCACACCAGGGCCATACTGATTGATTAAGTATTGCTTGATGTTGTCACCATGGTTTATCCATAGGCGGCTCTTGAGCCAGTCAGGGGTAAGCACCCACTCCTGCATGTCCTCGTACTGTGAGCGAATCAGGCCTGCTACACGCCCAATGTTTCGAGCACCCTCACCACCGCGAAGCAACGCTTGGAAGAAGTCAGCAGTCATTCGATAGCGGAAAGCAAAGAATGCAAACCATCGAGAAGCTGCCTTTTTCACTCGTTCAGGCAACGCACCGTAGTCAAGGAATCCAGCTCTTGCCAAGGCTCCAGCATTCTGCTCACCCATGCCAAGCTTCAGACCGTTTCGGAAAATAGCCTCACGCTGCATGTTATCCATAGACTCAGCAATAGATGAGTACACGTTCTTGCGGTCAGGGCGAAACGCACCCATGAACTCAGCCGGTCCACGAGGGCCACGGTATCCACGAGTAAACTTGGTGTTGAAGACAGGCATCTCCCAAACTGGTTTACCGCCTGGACCTCGACGCAAAGCTCTACCCAAGTCGGAGATTGCATCGTATTGGTAGTCGAACGTCGTACGGGAGAACCTGATGTTTTGACGTTGAGCCGCTTGTTCAATAGCCTCGTTGGTCCACCATGTGCCCTTAGCATCAACGAATCCACCAGGAGTCTTTGGCCCCTTGAGCTCAAGAGTCCGGTAATCAAACGCATCACTGGTTCGGATAAACCCCGACTCTCGGATTCCCCGCATCACACCTGCAGTAAATGCTGCTGGCATGTTGGCAAGCACGGTAACCATCTGTGCTGGAGCACTGACTGCAGTAATTAATGGTGCCGTAATCCCATTGTTGGACATATAACGCAAACCAGGAAACTTTCCCCATCCATGCAGAAGACCACCAATGGTCATCTTGCGACTCCACTGCGCACCTTCTAAAACCCATGTAAAGATTTTTCTATCCGCTGGGCGCATGTTGGAAATCCGTTTGTTGACTTTGGCCCACTTGTTGAAGTCACTGTACTCGCTAATGACCTTAGCCATGTCACTGACAGGTTCTTCTCTTGCGCCAACCTTGAAGTTCCTGCCTTCCAGAACAGTAAGGTTCGTGCCCCTCATGTTCATAAATTCAGGGAGTGTTCTAGATCCGTCAGCAACAATGCCCTCACCTGTTCTGGTGATAATCCCCTGTTGGTTGAACAACGAATAGATGCGGTCATAGTCGATATCTGTCAGCGCCTTGACCCAAGCCTCAGATACGACGTTGCGAACCTCTGTAAGCTTGACAGGGTTGTCTCCATACGCTTCTTTTAAAATCTTATCAAGCTCACCCCAACGGCTTCCTAAGCCCCTTCCGGCAGCCTCGGTATTGCTAACACCCTTTGTAACGCCGTGATACATCTGACCAAATTCACCCTTGCTTGGGAGAAATCCATTGTTAAAGATGTACTCCATTACATCCCTAGCAATCGTTCTTTGGGTAGCGGCAGAAGCTGTGGAACGAACATCCCTTACAAAAGTCTCGATAATCTTTTGTGTAACCGCAGGGTCAATACCGTTTTCTAAAAGAATGGGCCTTAATACAGTTGCTCGATATGCAAATCCATCCTTCCCTTTAGCTGGAAGCTGAATAAAAACGCCTTCCTTAACTTTGTTTAGATTCTCAAAAGCCTCGTCGTACAACGGTTGACCTTTCTTACCGAGAATGTAGGCCGACCACAACAGACGAATGTTGTCTGGGTTAGACCCAGTTATTCGGACTCCGCGAGCTTTAAGGCCACGCTCTTGTAGTTCAACAAGCATCTTAGCGTTTGCTTTGTCATAAGCCAGGTCAACCGCTGCTTTCATTCCATCAATTGTAGGCGGCCAAGGCAAGCGCTTGCTCTTTACTGCTTCGGCAACCACATTGGTCAGCACACTGCTGCCGTCCGGTGCTTTGCCAAACATATTGCCGACTTCTTTTTTTGTTGGGTCGAAAAACAACTCAATCATTTCTTCGTAGACTGCAGTTGGGTTCTCACCTTTGACAGCGCTTTGGAGCAGGGCATCACCAGCCTCTACATCACCGCTTCTAAGAATCTTGGTGAGTTGCAGTGGAAGTTCATTGAGACGATTGGTAAGCACAGTGAACTCTTGGTAGAGCTCGGGGTCAATCTTGGTGTTGAACGTCTTCAGGTCAAACGGAATGAGCTTCATTCCCTTGGCCTTTGGATAGTGGCTCTCAACAATCGGGTTGTTCCAAACAATCGAGTAAGCACCACGAAAGAAATCCTTGGTGCCATCTACAATGCCAATGTTTCGGTCAATAGCAGCAACGCCTGCTTTCTTGTAGACCTTCTCAGTGACCTGGCTCTTGGGCACCACTGACCTGCCCACCTTGCCAAGCACGCTTTCAATGACAGCATGCTCGATGTAGGTCTGCACCATGTGGTACTCGCCAGACGTAAGCGGCTTGTTGGTCAAAAGCTTTTCAAACAAGGGTCGCCTGTTCTTTGTAAACGCTGTTTCTCCAGCCCCAACTACTGCTGCGGCATACGCTTTCTTGTGGTCCTTGTACTTGTAGTGGTACTTGCCTTTGATGAGCCGAGGGCGGTGGGCTTGAGAGATGTTCCGCATCTTGCTTAGAATCTCTTTCTGATTGGCCTTGAACACGTTGCGGCGAACCACGGTGTTTCCTACGCGAACCCACCCAGTAGGAAGCGCATCCTGCAGAACACCCATCATTTCTGTTTTAGCAATGTTGATGAGCGCCTTCTGTCCCCATACCTTTTTTGAAGCGTTTGGTGCTGACCGAGCAGCCTCTTGAATGTGAACGAGTAATTCTCGACCAGTTGGCGTTTTGCGCAGAACTTCTGCCCAGTTGTCTTTTCTTAAAGCAGACCTTATCTGGTCATACTTCTGAGAAATCATTCGAATGCTGTTGGCATACGGTGTGTCTGGGTCAAGTCCCTTGAACGCTGCTTTTGTAAGCGGGTTCACTCCTTCATCGAGAGGTGCAATAATCGAGGCAAGGGACGGAGCCATCTTCTCAGCAAAGTCTTCATACGCCTCAACAGCACGAATGTCACCCTTGGATACAGGCTTTCCAATCCCAGCCATTGCATCTCGATAGGCTGTCCTGGCTTGGGTTACTTCAGCAAGCGACTGCTCGCTGTCCATGAATCGTTCCATGTTGCGGAAGAACTCACGAGAGTCTTTAAACTCAAACCCTGCAGAAATAGCAGACCCTAATTTTGCTCCACCCTTGCCAACTTCTTTTACTGCTTTTGAGAAAGCACCAATGGGTGTCATCTGCCATGGGGAAGCAACCTCTGTTACAACAGCTAATGAACCGGAAATCCAGGGATGTACAAGGCTTGCGTTGTCTAACCTGCCAAAATCAGTACCAGTCCAATCAAGATTTAGCACTGTAGCAAGGTAGTCCCTAAAGTCAGAGCCTGTGTTCATGTGCTCTGGAATGTTTAGACCAGACACAAACAACCCTCTTGGCTTAAGAGAAATGAATTTGCCCATGTCTAATTCTGGAAACGAGAGGTCTCTTCCTTGTGAGGCATCGTATGAATTTTGGTAGAACTTTTCTAAGTACTCATCAATCTCTTGATCTAAAAGATAACGAGGGTCTTCTGGGTCATAAGGCAGCCCAGTCTCTGGGTTCCTGTCCCAAGTCAAAGACTTAAGTATTGGGTAGGTAACGGCCCTTGGTGACAAGAGCTCAGTACCAACCCTGAAAATAGCGCCGGGAATGGTCTCTGCTACTTGACCAGTTTCTTCATCGTCTGATCTAAAAACGAGCCTACCAAGAAGGGCTGCTTTTGCAGCACCACGCAAGGCTATGTCTTCTGAACCTTCAGCAACGTCTCGCAGTGCTTGTACAGTGTCTCGGTCTATGTTGAACTTTTCTACTTGGTCTGGAAACACTTCCTGAATGAACTGATCTCTTAGCCCTGAAGCTCTTTCTCTAAGAAACTTTGCTTCTGTTTCATAGCCTTGAGGTAGCGGCTCATTGACTGCAATATTTAAGCCTTCTGATTCAATAAACTGCTGTTTCTGTTGACGATAGATTTCTACAAACAAATCAGAAACTAGTTTGTTTCTAAGTACTTGTGTACGACCATCGACATACTCACTGTACTCATCACCACGCAGGCCTTTTTTAGTGGCCTCGCGGTCAGCAAGCATCATTGGTTCAGCAAGAAACCTTCGACGAACATCCTCGCGCAGTTCTTTTTCTTCATCAGTAAGCCGTTGTCCGGCGCTAATAATTTGAGGTCTTAGTACCGCACCTATTGCTTCTCGTAAGCTTCCTTCACGAACGCGACGAAAAGCTTCTTCTTGTGGGATAGCAATTGATACAGGCTCCCCTTCAATCGACAGTCGCTCTGATTGGCGTTGAAACTCAGTGGCATCCGCCCTGGCTCTTGCAAGGGCCTCAGATGGAGACATGCCTTCGCCTGCGTATTTTTTCTTTCGCTCACGCACAAAACGAACACGAGCAGAATCCGCCGAAGCCTGACTTCCACGAGACGGCTGAGTAAGCTCGCTCTCCTCAGGCTGTGGAGTCAACTGATTGCGCAAGTCATAAGATACTAAGTTTTCGTAGTAGCCTGGAATGGCATTAGAATCTGGTCCAACCAAGTCAATAAACTTGCGAAGCTCATTTTTTGAATCGTCAGACAGCCGGTCAATCTGTTCGTCAGTAACTGAAAAGCTGGTGCCGTTCGCCATTGCTATTGAGCCCTTTGCATCAACAGTTGTTCTTCTAACTCAGGGTCTAGCGGAAGTGCAGCAAGGTCCTTTGGCTCTTCTACCTCTTCTGCTACTTGTGGCTGAAACTGAATAGCATCTATTGCTTGTTCATTAAGCAACATTGCAAGCGTAGGTTCTGGTGATTGCAACTGACTGCTTCCTACAAAACCCTCGACTCGACCACGAATGTTTTTGAATCTGTCGAGTTCTTCCTTGCTTAAGTGATCGACAAGGTCTCGGCTTGCGCTCATAGAGTTGAGAGTAATCATTCCTTCTTTGCTAAACATAAGTTCAGGATTCTCTAAAACAGAACGAACAGCTTTTTTCTGCTCCTCTTCGGTCATGCGCTCAAAGGCCTGTTGAGTAAAAGCAAACGGCGCCTTTGTTTCTTCAATGCTAGACAAGGCTGGTCGATTAAACTGAATGTCGTCTGCTGTAATTTCTTCTTCAATCTCAGACAAATCAATAGAACCAAACTCAAAATTGTCTATGCGTTCTTGGCGCAGCCTTTCTGCTTCTGCCATTTGTTTTGGCAAGTGAGCAGCAACGTCGTCTCTCTTGGTTTGTTCGAACGCAACGCCTTGGAGAATAAGATCACGCATAGCCCGAATCTCTTCAACAGAACCATCGGGGTTGCTTTGTTGCGCCAGATTAATAGCGAGCTCAACAATGGCCTTGTCGTTCCCTCGAATCTTAGGGTCATTGCGCATAGCGTTTCTAATTTGAGTGCTAAAATCCAGGGCTTCTCGGGTAAGTTCTGGAGGAATGCCTCGCGGATGGCGTTGTCTCATGTCAAGGCCGTCAAGAGATGCTTGCAAAAGAATGCGTTGAGATGGACTCATAGACTCAATGGCGGCTCTTTGAGTTTCGTTCTCAGCAATCTTTGCTTGTTGCTCTGCAAGGCGACGACGAGCGTCATTGAGTTGCCGTTGAACAGCGATAAAGTTTCGAGGCTGACCAGCATACCGACCAATCTGCCCCATCCTACCAGCAGCCTGCTGCAGAATCTCTTCTTCGCCCATCTCTCCTGGCAAGCGTGCGGCCTCCGCCATCGTTGCTTGTCGTTGAGCCTTCATGCGGTCAATGTCTGCTTGTCGTTGCGCTATTGAGGCTGTAAGCCCAGACTCTTCCATAGCACGGTCAACGTCTGCGTCAGTCACTACAGGACCACGAGAAACGGCGCTTGCCCTTGCTCCGACTTGGCTTCCTGCTGCGCTCTTTACAGCATCAAATTCACTTGGCCGAGTTACCCGTCCAGTAATCTGACGTTGCGTGTTTTCAATAGCGCCATCAGGAGCCACAAACTGGTTGGCTGGCAGACCAATCTCAAGGCCCTCTCTTACACCTAAAGAGACAGCCTGTCGTTCCGCTTCTCCAATACTGCCTGCATTGTCATCTCCAGGCACCATGCCAATCTGACCAAGAAAACGAGCCATGGATGCTCGGTTGGTAAAACTGTTTAGCGCATCAGAAACATTAAACTGGTCATCGCCTTGCGTTGCAGCAAACTCAACAGCCTCCTGCAAAGAAGCAGCAGTAGCTGCGCGAGCCTTCTCTCTTAGCTTGTCAAGTTCACTGCCTGCACGTCCACTGGCTCTTGCTGAAGCACGAGCCGCTCGTACACGGTCACCACGGGCTGTCATGTGAGCCTTGAAGTGCGTAGTTTGACCTGTCTCCAACGCACGTTGAGCAGACATGATGTCGCTGTCTATGTCTCGGATAATCTTCTGCAGTTCTGAACGGCGTTCAGAGATTGACTTGTTGGTCAGTTCAGCAGCCTCACGAGCTTCCTCGATGTAGCCCCTGTACATCTCGACAACGCCGGTATTGTATGAACGGTAGTGATCAGCGTTAGTAGCCATAATTATTGCCCAAAAGTACTGTTGTAAAGACCAAGACCCTGCTCAACCGTGTTGCCTTTTGTATCAACCCCCAAGCCACGAGCAGCATCTTGTCTCGCTCGCATCTCCATAACCTCTTCAATGCTTAACTTTTCTAGCTCTTGGCCCTTTTTAATATCTCCAAAGACACCAGCGGTAGCTAAGATTCCAGCAAACGCTGCGTTCTGGTCAGCCTTCTGTTGTGCAGATACTTCCCCAGTCAACTCAGAAATGCGAGCTTCATCCTGAATCCGCTGCTTCATATCAATCATAGCAATCTTGTTGGCCGCATCCTGCATTAGTTCTTGGTCCTTAGCTGTTTCTTCAACAGCCCTGCGTGCCGCAGAACCAGCACCAAGGTCTTCAGTGGCTGCAAGCTTTGCCATTTGACCAGACCTTTCAGTAGCGAGTTGGCTGGCTGGCCCCATAATTTGACTTTGCAAAGCAGCCTCTTGCTCATCGGTTAGACCCAATGCGCCCATTTCTTGTCGTCTTCTCAACTCTTCCAGCTCTTCTTGGCGAAGCGCAGCAGCCTCATCGCCACCAAAGATGGCTCCACCTAAGGCTCCAAGACCTGCACCAATAGCCGCACCAGGAACACCAAACCCAAGAGTGGCGCCAGCTTGTGCCCCTGTACTTGCTCCTTGTAATGCTGCTGCTCCTCTTCCTGTTTTTTCTGCCATATTACCTACCTATAGAAAGCTTCAAAGCTGACCGAGAAGTTCATAAGAAACGTATACCTACCCCCAACCTCTCCACGAATATCAAACGAATGCTGTCCTGCTGCTAAGTTCTTTGCAATAAAGAACCCAGACCAGACATTCCAGTTGTGAGAAAGCCAGACATCTTGTTGTCTATTAGAATCAGCATCACTAATAAGTCTAGTATAAACCTTGGTTTCAGACTTCTTGTCCCCATCTAAATAGACAGATGCTGTTGATAAAGGGTTGCCAGAACCAGAGCCAGAGACTGCATCTGAGCCAGGGGTAATTGGATAAGCAGTAAACTGAAACAAAACATCTGCATTGCTTCTTAGAAAGAAATCAACAGCGGTGTTTGCAAACGATACCTCTTGAGGTTCGGCTGGTGCACCGCGGGAAGTTGGACCATCACCCACAAAAGACATCTCGTCTGTTGAAGATGAGTACCCAGAATTGATTCCACTTACAAAAGTGTGACTGTTTGCTATTGGATCATAATGACCACGCATAATGTGCTTTGGTTGCGCCCAACTATCAGCAGCTAAATCAGCCGGTGCTACACCGCCATCAATGTAGTTTTTCATTTTATCAAGGTTGTCTTGAACACCCTGATTAGAAGCATTGGTAGCAAGCACACTTCCAGCAGGAATAGTGACTGGTGTAAACGCCATTAGCTTTCCCCCCTCATGACAATGATACCAAGCTGTCCGTTTGACATAGTAAAATCAAAAGTTGAACCAACCCATGGAATACGCATGTAATCAGGATGATACCTGTCAGCGCCCCATGTAGGCACATACAACTGCCTATCCCCTTGATACACCATCGGTCCTCGCCCATACAGTCTGAGCTCATAAACAGTGTAGGCTTGAGTAGCTACATGACTCCAGGTGCCGTGAACCACTCGCTCACAAGATATTCCAGTCCTGCTAGACCCAGGATTAGCGCCCTCCATAGAAATAAAAGACATTGATTCTGTTCTGGCATTTGAGTTGTTAAATGTTTGGCCCGCACTTGGACCGTAGTTGTTCATAAGGTCCAACTCATTAGGAAGCACTTGAGGGGTGCCTCCACCCGTTAGCTTCCAAGTTGGAAAAACAACAAGGCCAATACCATCAGCAGGGTTTCCATCTTTTGCTGCATCTTCATCACCAGCAGAAAAGAAAAAACCGTCACTTTGAGTAGACAAACAAATGCTGTAATGAATACGAATTAGGTCGCCTGAAGCAATGGCAAGATGCCCACCGGGAAGGCCAGTAAAATCAATAACAAGGTCTGGGTTGGCTCCTCCATTCAACTCAAACTCTTGAGAACCATTTTGACCTGAATAAGTTGAGGAAACAATAGCCCCAGAGTTTAGATTGTTAGCCACGTCAAAGTGAACAATAGGCTCCATGCGCCCACTTGAATACGCATGTGCTGAAAGCTGACGTTTATCAATGCCTTCTGAGCGAACATTCTCTTCATTGATGGTTTGTGTCGCAGTTTGAACAGCACTAAACTTAGTATTCGTTGCTGCTCTGTCTGTAACTTCGCCAGATTCAAAGTTTGTTGTAGTGAGTTTAGCCATTATCTATACCTATTTACAACTGTAATCTGACCACCATCATAGTAGAAGATCGGTCTTGAAAGAGCAACGGTTGGAGTAACAACTAAATCAGGGTCTTCATTAGGTGAGATTCTCCACCTTAATGCTATCTCGTGCTTTCCTGTTGATATTGGAACATCAGCAACAAGGTGCATTTGCCCTACATTTTGGTAATGGCGACCACTTGTTACTACAGGGTTTCCATCAAGAATCAATTCAAACTGACACCATATTTGAAGGAAATTAGAAGGCCTTCCTACGTTGTCGGTAGCCAAATGGTTTCTTAGCCAGTACCAGCCATTGTATTCAATGTGAAGCATGCCCTCTTGAAAGAGCTTGTTTATTTTTTGAGCCTCGTTCGTTCTCCAACCACCAGCATAAGTGTTGTAGTTTATGGCTCTAAAAGTTTGATCAATATCAGATCCGGTATTGTTTAGAAAACGAGCAGTATAAACCCCAGTCCCTTGCAATCTTACACCAGTTTTAACTGCGTATTTTACGAAGGCATTTGGAGCCAACTCATCGTTAGACACAGAAGCATTTGGCAGGTTTTCCCTGTCTAATCCTCCATTGAGCTCACCCTTAACGTTGTTAAACGAACTGTTGAACTCATCAACATCAAGAATGTTGCCTGCCCTGTGATCGCCTTCTGTCCACTTGAAAGCCATTAGCGTTTGCCCTTGATGGTGTGAGTCTTGTTTGCAGCAAACTCAAGCGAGTAGCCCACAAGAACAAAGTCGTTGTTTGTCTCTACCTCAAACGCAAAGAACGAGGCAGCACTCAGCGCAATAGGGTAGCGAATCGTAGTAAACATTGGGTCTTCCCATACAGCAGTGTCCCAAATGGCAGTGTCAAACACGTTCTGGTCTGGATGGTCTGGCCGTTGCATCTTTTCGCCAGAAGATGTGATTCCATCATAGTCAAAATCTTTGAAGTATTTCAAAGGGATAACGTTGTCTCCCTTGGTCATGACGTGCAAGTAAACATACTTGACGAACTTCTTCTGCGCCGCCTTGCCCATGTCCATCCAGTTGGACTTGTAGACACTTACAGGGGCTGCCTTAGCACGAGCTTCATAAACACCTTCAAGCCCAGGAATAAGAGCAACGTTGTACCCATTTATTCTTTTTCTTGAAATTACAAACAGGCCTGTTTCCCAGTTGGTAGTAACAGAAGGATCTTTTCCGTTGTTATGTCCAAAGACAAGCTCACCGTTCTGGTCAGAAGCAATACAGCCTACAGGAAAGGTTGTGCGAGTAGACCAAGCGTTCTTATCCACATGGTACACAAGACCAAACGATGGCTTTTCTTCTCCGTCTACAGGCATGTAGCAATGCCACTCACGCCACTTGGGACTGTAGGTGGCAGACGCACGAGCCAACAAAGCAGGGTTGAATCGCTTCTCGGTCTTCACAAGCCCTGGGCTCATCTTCTCAATCTTGACCTCAGAACCACCGTCAAGGCCACCAAAGATTCGATAGACACCATCGTTACCCAAGAACATGATGCCAACACCAGGAACAGCAGTAACAGAGTTGATGGCTCTTGAGCCTACACCTTGGATAAACGGAACGACACTAAACCCGTTGACAGGATCTCCACGAACCAACTCAATAGAAGACTCGCGAAACAGAATCAGGCTGTTGTAGTAAGCAAAAAGCCCTGTGACATCACCACCATCTCTTACCCCTACATCAAAGTAATCAGAGGCAGAAAATGAATCGGGATTCAGTGGGTTCGAGTAATAGATTCGAGTAGGGTCAGCTTGACCACCATCAAGAAACAAACAGTTTTTAAAGGTAGCTGCGAACCGAGCTCCAGGAGCAGGGAAGATTACGCTATCAGAAACAGAAGGGGCTTCTACTACAAGCAAAGAGTCTGACTTGTAGTCGCTGTAAGAAGTCTGAGTGTTGTTTTTTATTTCCGCTACCAGGTAGTAGGCAGAAGTGGCCGTAGCGCTCGATGAGTCTCCAAGATTCTTGGTTCTGTAGATCCTTCTTGCAACAGTGCCCTTAGGGCCAATAGCAAGGTTGTCTAGGAAAACAGCCTGGCGAACCACGTTGCTCCCAGGGTTTGTCCATGTTGCAATACCAGAAGAAGACGAAAGAGGGCTTTCACTTCCTGTTTCGCTAACAAAAGAAACCTTCCACTTGTAGCTGTTTTTAGCGTTTGCAGTCAAAGACCCAAGGCCAACAGTTTCAATAAAGCCAAGTGGAACCCCAGCATTCTGAGTGTTGTTTGGGTCTGTTTCGTGAGTGATTCCATAGCATTGTGTTTGACCTTTTCCTGAGTTGGCAGGGTCAGGTCGCCATGGAGTTACAGCGCCAGGAATACCGTCCCAGCCAAGAGGCAACACATTGTCTACATCTTTTTCGCCATCAAACTTTAGTGGCTTGTCATGACCATTAACGATGATGAGGTATCGACCAAATGGCTCATAGTCTGTGACAGGCTCATTTAGCGTAGGGATTCTACGGAACTCGTCTACCTCTACGATTGAGCCTGGATTGCCCACCGTGTAGCGTAGGTTGCACCTCTGCGAAGCAATGTTCTCACTCTCAAATAGATGGTAAGTCCTGGCTCCGTTGTGAGTGCTCCAAATGTAGAGACTATGAATCCTCTTCTCGGTGGTAAACGGCTGATACAACACAGCGTTAGGAAAGAACTTCTCATAACCAATACGGTTGTCCCAACCACCTGTTGCTGGATCCACAGTGAAGTTCTCTACCTTGGTGGCAGAACCATTTGGTTGCGGAAGAATCTCTTCTACACCACCAAGCTTGGGAACTTCTAGTTTGAGCCTTGGGTCCATTCTATCCCCGGTGAGTCAGTGACGTAGAGGTCTGATACTTGAGTGTAGTCTCTCGGTATCCTTGCTTAATCCAGTAACCTGCGCCTTCAGACAAGTAGAGGTTTTGGATTCTCACCAGCTCTGCATCTGCTTTGCGACGGTACAACTCAGAATGCTGCAGGTTGTCATGCTTTACGAAAAGCTCCTGACAGGCCCTGTAAACGAGGTAGCGGTGGTGGTCAGGGGGAAACTCGGGAACGTCCGTATCCTCGATGAGACGGTCAGGACGGTACACGAATCGCACCTCTACGAGATAGTCTGTGTCTTGACGAGGGTAAAGACGCACTCGCTTGTAGTGACCATCGTTCTCAGGAAGTCTGCGAGCATTGACAAGGTGGTCAGCGGCTACGTTTAGATCATCAATGGTCATTGCAAGTTCATCAATGTCTGCATTGGTCACTTGATAAAAGGCGCTATTTGTTGTTGTCTTAAGATAGAAACGCTTAAAGATGCCTGAGTTGGCACCTGTATTTTGAATGTTTGAAAGATCCAACTGCCAACTGCCAGTAGTGGCAGTAGCAGAAGCAACTGGAGAAGGGGCGCTTTCTTTGTTCTTGTGAACAAAAGTGTAGTGAACATGGTAGGTTCCAACCGTTGAGTACCTGGTTCCTGATGAATCGGCATCAAGAACAGGCTGCAACACAGGCTGTGTCATGGTTACATCGTCGTAGATGAGCCAGTCAGTTGGAAGGCCTGTAGAGCTCAAAAGAAGGGAAAGCTCCTCGTCACGAGCGCGTGAGAGGTAATCAAAATGTGCTTGGGTTCCTGAAGTTGGGCTTCGGATTCCAATGGCAAGCACTTCGGAACAGTCTTCCGGCATGTCGATGAATCGTTGTTTGACCGTAACCGTGAGGCCACCTGGAGAAGCGCTTGCCGAAAAATTATCCAAATAAAGGACAGTAGGTGTGACTTTGATGATTTCGTATTCGCCATTGTCAACGTCTGCCGCACCTTGTATTTCAACAATCGCGCCTTCCATCCATGACAAGAAAGGCGTTCCTGCGGCAACAGTAACAGTGTTGTTTCCAGCGGCAATTGAAACATTGGTAACCGTCACATCTCTGTAGACTTGAACCTCTTCTGTCTCCTGGGCGAACTTCCAGGGACGGTCAGTAAAGAAGTCTAAGTAGAGTTCATTCAGAATGCGATTGACCTCATCTCTGTAGGTCTGCACGTTTGGGTCGTAGTCTACGATTGACCCAACCATTGATCTCATTTCAGCGAGGTTCATCAGAACTCCATGCAAATAGGGCGAGCACCCGAATGGATGCCCGCCCCAAGATTAGCACGCGGGCTGCGTTTTAGTACTTACGGATGACGTAAACAGGAGCGACTTCAGCGCCTGCTCCACCAGTGTCAACAGCAAGGGCAAACCCAACGGCAGTAAGCACGTTGGTTGCAGCACCTCGTGTACACTCTCCACCAGCAGCGGGAATAAGAGTATCCCCAGCAGCGGCAACAGTGCCGTCTGTGCGAGCAGCATCAACGTAGCCTGAAACGCAGACGCGAATCCGAAGATCAACTCCGTCAGCAGCGGCAGCAGTAATCTGTGCCGCAGTAATCGTTTCAACTGCAACACCGATGCAAAGGCCTGTGCCATTACCCTGCACAACTGTTGTTGCACGGGCTGCACCTAGCGTTGGCGTTGAGTCTAAATCAACCCACTCACCAGCAGCAATAGCATCAGTACAAACAAACGAAACAATGTCCGAATGCAGTCCAGTTACTCCAGGCACCTCAAGAGGCGATTTACCATGATTCAAATGACCGAATGACATTGTCTAAGCCTCCGCGTTGACAAGGAGTCCGAGGGACGCCAGGTGGTCAGCAACAAGCTGAGTACGAACGAACATCTGTGCTTCGCGAGCAGCGTAGCCACTCTTGTGCTCAAAGTCGCTCATGGAGAAGTTGGCCTCAGAATCGAAGACAACCTTCATGCTTTTGCTGTTAAGGAAGTACATGGAAGGAGTATCAGCACCGCCTGCACCAGAAGATGCAAAGCCGAGGTTGTTCTCCACATACATAAGAGCGCCGTTGAAGGCCAACGCGAGGCGTCCACCATCAAGCACAGTCTCTTTAGGCATGTACCGCTCTTGACCCTGCAGAACACTCTTATACAGACGATAAGAAGCGGGGCTTGCCAGAATCAAATCAACGGTTCCTTCAGGAGCGTAAATCTGAGTCTGAATCATCAGCTCAGTCATTCCTTGAAGGCCAAGAGCCGCAAAGCCAGTACCAGCACCACCGCCAGCCTGAACATCAAAGCTTTGGTTGTTCCAGTTGGACGCAGCATACGTTGCTTTGGAAAGGCCACCAACGATGTTTCCTTGTGCGCCAAATGCAGTTTCTTCCAACCAACCAATGTTGTTACCGCCGCCAGGAGCACCAGTACCATTGACACCGTTAAGGCTCTGCATTTCGGTAAGAACAGCAGAGTTTCCACGGACGGCTTGAAGTTCCCACTCACGCTTGAGCATTCCGAGAACGCTCTTCATGCGGGCATCAGCGATGGAGATAACAGCACGCTCACCCTTGTTGGAGAGCTCTTCTTTCTTCGTGATAACGATAGGAGCAACAAAGTCGCACCACTCGAACTCAGGAGAACGAAGAACGTCAGCCACCGAGGAGGAGACAGCTTCATAACCAGTAGCAAGCTGTGTAATGTTAGAGTGCTCTGCGAGAATCGCAGCGCGTGTAATGCGTTGACCACCATTGATGATCTCGACACCACCTGCTTTCTGGATGTGATCCAGCAGGGGTACGGTCTCAAAGAGGTTGTCAAGCGCCTTTTTCGACCGCGCACGGGCGGTTGAACTCAGAATATCGTTCTGAATAGCCATGACAGACAAGTCCTAAAGGGCACAAATGCCCATAGAATAAAAGATAGAAAAGACTTTCGGTTGTCCCAGTGGGGCCGGAAGACTTTGCTTGTCCTGTCAAGGGGCTCCCGTCTTCAGAGCAAACAATAGCAAAGAAGACGGGGCAGGGCAAATATCAAATTTTGACTTTGCCTTTGTTTTCCTTGAGCCAGTTGTAAATAGCGGCAGGATCATCCTGGTCCATGACATGCTTTGGAATGCCGTTGGTGCGACCTCGTGAAGCACCACCAACCTTAAGACCAGCCTCACGGGCCACCTTCTTGTACGAAGACAGCTCGGCTTCTTGATTCTTCATCTTATCAGAAAGCCTGCGACCTTTGACCTGCCAATAGGCCTGTTCGAGGTTCATGTGCTTGTTATCCATAAGCACCTTGGCAACGTCTGTTTTAATTTCGTCTAAGTCAGGATGCTCAGACTTAAACTGCTGCAAACGAATCTGTTGGTTGTGAAGCTCTTGCTGTTGGCGCATTGGCTCCAGCATTGACTTCATTCGTTGGGCAACCTCTTTCTGGATTCGCTCTTCAAAAGACTTGTCATCGTAAGGGTTGAACTCTCCCAACTCTTTGTCGGCAGTAGCCGTAATGTCTTGGAAGAAATCAGAATCCAACAAAGCTTTGCGTTGAGCTTCTAAGTCAGCGCGAGTAGCCTCAATGGCTTTGCGTTGTTCGGAAAGGTTCGACGTTTTTCGTTGATAGTCAGCACGCAAATTAGCAACAAGCTTTTGAGCATCCTCGGGGAGCTCAGAGACTACTTGCTTGTAGTTGATTCCCTTGTGCGGGTTCTTTGCATTGAAAATATCGGCATCCAACTCGGCTAATGCCAGGTCTTCAATCGACGCTTCGGGTGCTGCTTCTGCTGGTGCTTGTGCTTCAACAGACTCGGGTGCTTGTCCTTCAGGTTGTTCAGCGGGTGCTGAGTCCTGAACCGGGGCGGCTTGAGCCTCTGTTCCTTCCATGTTGTTTCCTTTAGGCTCTCTGAGCCATCATCATTTCAAGGTCTTCTTCGGGTACAGCTTCCTCAACCACCTCGGCCTCGGCTTCAACGGGAGACTCTACCTCTTCTTCTGCTTCCTTTCGCTCAGAGCGAAGAAAGGTAATGAATGCTTCGTTTTTAGATAGAACGTCCAGTTTTCCTGCTACGTCTTGAAGGTCTTCTGACTCTTGAATATCAGCAACATCAAACGACAAGCGCTCCATTCCGGCATCTGCTGCTGCGTCGGCTACCATTTGAAGCTGGCGAACAAACTCTGCAGGCAAAGGACCATCAAGGTCTTCGGTAAACTCAGGGTAATCAGGCATTTTAAAGGATGGAAGCAACAGGTTTAGTGCATCCACGAGTTGGTTTAGCTCGTTCACTTCAAACTCTACGTCTCCAACAAGACCAGCGGCAGCCTCGTCTTCAATGCCTTCAAGGGCCATGGCTCGATCAAGCAGCATCTCTTCTTCTTCAAGCATTTTCTCAGCCATTTAGGCCTCCTTAGCGGCATCTTTGGCAAGAGTACCTTGTTTTTTCATTTCGGAAATGGTGAAGGTTTCCGCAACAGCACGGCTCTTATCACCCTCAAACTTCTTTAGGTTCGACTTGTATCTAGCAAGGTTAGCGTCTGCTTGCTTCTCATAGGCAAATTGCTTCTGCAGCGTGTCATCGACATGGTGTTTGTCAAAGTCCCCAGCCGATACAAGGCCTTTCTTTTCCATGATGGCTTCGCGTTGCATCGAGGTCTGGTAGCGAGCACCAAGACCACGATCGAAGAAACCGTCAACGCCGTATTTGCCCGTCTGATCACCCCACCGACCCGGCGTATTGGCTGGCATCGAGAGTTGTTTGAGGGCAATCTTGCCGCATTGTGGACAATCAATGGAATCGGGCACCTCCTCCTTAGGAAGGAAGAGCGCTTCATGCACATGCTCTCCACAGAAGTAGTCAAACAGTGGCATTACTTCTTCTTCTTTTTAAACGCACCAGTCTTTTTCTTCATTTGACTGTAGGTCTTTTGTTTAATTGTAGACTTAGATTTAGACCTGCTTGTGCCTGCCTTTTTTCGCTTGTTAATGTTTGCGTATAGTCCTTTCGGCATTATTTCGTACTCTTTGTACCCTTGCACTTCCATCGTTTCCGACTCAAGCGCAGTGGGCTGTTAGGGTCTTTGGCTGCTTTGGGGTGACTCTTCATCTGACCAGCAGATCGAGCGCAATAGGAGTTTCCCTTCTTAGTACCAGGCTTAACCTTAGCTCCCTTCTGGCCATACGACACCTTCTTACCAGAAGCGGTGCGCTTTACTCGGGCTTTTCCCTTTGCTGGTCCTCTTTTAGTTGGCATTATTGGGTAAATCCTACGCCACCGCCGAGCAACATATCGCTGACGTTCCCTGGAGTGGGGTTGTTGACAAGGTCTTGCGCTGTCGGTGGACCATCAGGGGCCACGCCACCCGGAATACCCACGCCTTCCTGCTGAACCATCTCTTGTTCGAGGAAATCCTCGGGCAATTGCAGTGAACGCACGATTTCTTTGAGCAATGCGGTGTTGGGTACGCCCAATCCCTGCAGAATCTGCACGTTTTGCAGCAATCGTTGGTTGCGAATAGCCTCAGAGATGGGTGTAGAGGCCTGGTCTGCAGCAAATACCTCGAAGTCACCGTTCAAATCGTCGGGATTTACGGTAGTTGCCTTGCCATCGAGCATCACAATCTCCGCAACCTTCTCTTCTTCGAGGAATAGGGACACCATAGAGGAGTAAATGTTAGCCATTTGCTCTATTGCGGCGTCTCTCTCACGAGCCATTCGGCCAATCTCACTCGTTGTGTACGCTGCCAGTGCTGCAATCTCTGTTGCAGTCGCCTTTGTAGCCTCTCCACGAGTAAATGCTGCGGTGACAGAGCCCGCATCCTTGTCTCGAATGACATCTTGCATGTAGCGAGAGACTTCGGCAGGCAGATTCTGGTGCGGAACGGGGCGGATAACGGTGTCCAACGGGTCATCTGTCTCTACCTCTACAAAAAGACCGTCGATTCCGCTAGTAACCTGGGCCATTTCGTCGTCTGACATGGCTCCTTTCTTCACCAACCACTGTCTACTGGCCTTTCTCACCGCATTTGCTTGGAAAGAACGGATGATGTTCATCTCATAGAGCTGGTCATAGACCCGCTTGATAGACGAGTACCCCACCATGGGACGGTCTGGGATGCGGTTGTAGTACAACGGCACAATCGGAACGATTGGATCGTCGTTCGAGTCACGGAATGGGATAAACTTGGCCGTATCCAAGAACTTGTCGCCGCGTTCTGGGCAAAACCAGTACATCTTATCGTTCATCATGTCGTAGAGCTCAACAACCTTAATGTACTTGAACATTGGTGCGGTGGGAGGGATGTGCGGATTCTGGTGATCCCCAGGCGTATCCTCCTCAGGAAGCAGGTCATCAAAGAAATGGGTCATCTCAGACGCAATGTCATCGAACTTTCCACCAAATCTCTTCTTTGCTTCGGGCACAGTCATCCAGTAGACGTGTCCAACAAAGCGTTGAGTGTCCCAACGAGCCGAATCTCGGTCCACAATGACCTGCCAGGGGGGCACGCCAACAGGAAGAACGCGCTCATAGACGCTTTCACGCTCTGTGACCGTCATCTTTAGGAAAGCATTGGGGTAAATCAACGCCATTCTTGAGGCATTCTCAATCTCATTGCGGCTTTTGACGAGGAAATGGTTGATAATCGCCTGTGCTTTCTCAATGTCGCCCTTTCCACGGACACCCATCTTGAGAACCACCGCAGGATTCTTGGCAAACAAAGAGGCCTGAAAGGACTCGATGTACCCGTAGCCGTCATTGGTCTGAATGCGAATTTGACTCTCTTGGTCTTCTCCCTCATTCTCCCAGAAGTCCATTTCATAGACAGACTTGTAGCGCATCAACTCGTTGCGACGGTCACCCCAGTAGACCTCGTGCTCATCAAGAATCGCTCGTACATCTTCAGGCTTTAGGCTCATCGCCCTCTCCTAGTTTCGCGAACCAACTCTCGGGCTGTTCCGTCTTTGATTTCGTCAATCTGACGCTGAAGCTGCATGATTTCTAAAATCTCCTCCATTGTTCTTCCTTCAGGAGGCGACGAATCTTCGTTCATCATTCCTTTTGCCATGCTTCTATAAAAGTCTTCGCTTCTATTTGGGTAAACGTCTTTAACAAATGCTTGGCGAGCCTCGTATTCTTCCGTTCGAGCCTCACGTTCCCTTGCTCTGCGTGCCGCAGGGGACAGATTACCAAGTGCTTCTCCTGCTTTGTAGGCACCATAAAGGGCACCAACAGGGCCAAGACGACGAACACCTGTTTCTGCCGCCCTACCAGCAGCCCTACCAGCGCGTTCAAACGTAGACATTTGGCCTCCGCCTGCGCGAAAACCACGGTACTCAGTTTCCATGTGGCGCATCAAATCTTGATATTCTGCATGTTGAGCGCCCTTGGTACGAGCACGCATTTCACGATGCAAGCGCCTAGACTCGTGCTCTGGAGCATCAAAATCAATTTTCTTGACTCGCCTTGGAGCATCCTCGGTGAACTGACGAAGTCTCTCAAAATCAGGAGATCCACGGCGCTGGTCAAAATATCTTTCACCACGAGATTGAGGGCCTTCTTTGTAAGCTTTCCTTAGTTCCTCATTAAACTCAGGAGTTAAATCACTTCGAGTGACGTTTCCATTAGCCGGTGTCGATGTCTGAACTCTTGGAGCACTACGACTTTGAGTTTGCGTTTGAGCAGGAAGCGTTGTCATTCGCTGCATCAAAAGCTTTAAGAGGGTATCGTCGTCAATTTCTTCTTCAGAAGGTTTTTCAGCCATCAGTAACCACCCGTATTATTGCCACCACGGACATTCCATGGGATCGTGCGTTTCATTTTTCTGCCCCGCATATCGGCAATGTGTTTCTCCATCATGGCTCGTTTCACCGAATGCGAAACTGCCAAAGGCATGCTCTCCAGCAAGTAATAGCACAGTGCCATGGAAATCGTCACGTCATCATGTTTGCCTTTTGCTGCTTGGGGCTTGTTCTTGATGTAGACAATGTTCTTCAACTCCTCCAACACATGCTTGTCGAGGTGCGAAATCATGTCTGTCTCAATCATGTCCTTCAAGGCATTGAACATAATAGGGCGAGTGCTCACCGTAGTTCTAAACGGTTTCCCGTTCTTGTCCTTGTAGAGAGTCCTTACCTTGAGCTCCTTGAGGCGGTGGATGACCCAGCTACCACTCCCATTGCTTTCTACAATGACGCGACCACAGTTGTATCTCTCCCAGATATCCACAATCTTTTCCGCTAGCGCAGAGGGGGACACCTGATTCGTGATGTAGTGATAGACCGGCTGACGAGTCGATACAGCCACTACAGTGACCGCTGAGAAGTCCGTCTTCTTGCCAAGACCACTACCAACATCTACACCAATCACATACGCCTCACCCTCTACAGGAGGAGTGTACTGCCTGTGTTCGTGGCTCCCCATGTCCATCGGCTGAATCTTAGCCAAGTGCTCAGGATGAAAGAACTGCACACCCGTGGCGCGAAATGCCTCCTCAACTGTTGAGGGATACTCTCGAATAAACTTGTCTTGACCAAGCGTCTTCAATTGCTTCTTACGCCAAAACAACTGCTCAGAGGTCAGGTCAAACTCTTCCTGAATCTCTTGCTCTCGAACAGAAGGGACATACCAATCTGCTACTTCTGCTTGGTAAGGCTGATGGATAAACCAAGGAAAGAACACAAGCTTCCATCCGTTTTCTCCCTTAGCAGCACCTTTCACCAACTCATGGAACATATCGCCATGAACATTTGGCGTAGACTCGATGATAATCTGCCCGTCACCGACAGCAGCCAAAACCGTAGCCATCACCTCTTCTTGGTTTTCGTAGAAAGCAAACTCCGATAAGTGAACGGCATTCATTGCAAAGGAACGGGTTCCTCCCTTACCACCAGCAGTGTATGTCCTGACCGCTGACCCAGAGTCCTTGAACTTCAACGTCTTTGCACTGGCTCTCTCTAGTGGCCGCTTCAGTGCCTTAGGAAGATTGTCGTAGAAGACACGCTCCATTCTGTGAAGCTCCTCCGCAGAATCCCGTGTGTGCGAAATCACAGCATACTGCGTAGGCTCAGTAGAAATGTACGCATTCCAAAAGTGCCACGCACGGGTCAGAGTGCTGACTCCAAGCTGACGAGCCTTAAGAACAATCACACGGTTGTGGTCCTTCAAGACATCCAACAGATGCTGCTGGGGGGCACTTACCTCAAAGGAGTTCAACCTTTGCCTTTGCTTGTGCATGATGGTTAATCGACGAATGAACTTGTCAGGCTCGCCAATCATGGCGCGAATCTCTAAGGGAAGATCCTCACTCATTGCCAGCCTCAAGCCACGCCTTTAAGTCCTCAGAGTTGCCCTTGACCTTCACCTTCGTGTTCTGCAGCTCAATCTTGGAACGCTCCAGAATAACCTTGGCAGCGTCAATCTTGTTGCGGTGGGTAGCCTCATCATCCTTCATTACGTCTCTAAGGGCCTCCACAGCCTCGTAGACCGCGTGGTTCAACGCTACCTGAGCCCCAACAGCCACCTGGCTCTTGTAGAGGGTCAGTTCAGCCGAAAACTCCTGCTCCTTGGTCCACCGCCATACTGTCTCGCGTCCTACGCCTACACGCTTGGCTGCCTCGGGAATGCTCAGACCACTGGAAAGTAGCCGGATTGCTTGTGCTTTCTGCTCATTTAGTGCCATGTCGGTAGAGTAGCAGGTTCTGAATGTTGCGGCGATTCCAAATGTTGCAGGGGATTTCTATACTCAAATGTCTACATTATACCGGACCCCCATTTGGGCCCCCCCTCGACCCCTCAGCCTTTGGCTGAGCTCATTGAACATAATGTAGATTATCAGAGGTTCATTCTCTAATGATTTCAACTACTTAGGTAAATAACCTCTCCCCCAACGAACAAACCAAGGGGGGAGTGTACTGCCTGCCCGGACTATCCCCCCCCTATTGTACTGCTTTGCCCGATACCGAGGGGGGAGCATATCGGATTGCAAGACTCCCCCTTCCCCTATTCTCTCTCACCCTTTGCCCTACCTGAAAAGGTTAGCAACCTACAAAGCGCTCCACAATAAAACGTTAGACTGAGAGCAAGCGGCAAAACTATTTTCATTTTTTTAGTGACAGTCTGTAACATAGCCACTAAGCTCTTCTACAGTTATTCAATCATTCAATCCAACCAACCACAAAGATACCCTCATGCCCAAAATCACCCCAGCTATTCGCAGCGCTTTAGAGCGTTGTGACATCGACCCCAACCTGACAGGCGCCGAGCTACTCGAGCAATTCATGTTTACTAAAACCGGCAAGGTTAGGCCTATCCTTGGCAAGTCTACCAAGACTGAAAAGGGAAACGGCGCCGGATACTATACGGCTATCGCCTACTTGGCTCCTGCCAAGCTTGCAGGAATAAACCTATGCCCCTTTGCCACCGATGGATGCGCCGCGGCTTGCCTTGCCCACAGTACGGGCAACCTTAAGTTTCCAGCCAATCAGCGAGTGCAAGTTATCAAAGCGCTATGGTTCCACCTATTCCGGGATGCATTCGTCGAGACGGTCAAGGCTGAGATACGGCTAAAAGACGTGCAAGCCCGCGCCCTCGGGAAGGTATGCGCAATCCGCCTGAACGGCTCCACAGACATTCAATGGGAGCGCTACATTGACACGTCGGAATTCCCCAATGTCTGGTTCTACGACTACACGAAATTCCCTGTCAAAGCACGGGACAAGCGCAAGCATAACTACCACTTGACCTATAGCTATAGCGAGGATTCCAAGTCGGACCAGCGCGCTAAAGAGTGGCTCGACGCAGGAGGCAATGTAGCCGTAGTTGTAGCTGGCCCTAAGGGTAGCAAGCTTGCAGCAGCTAAGAGAGCCGCCAAGCATATCATCAAGCAAGGCTTCAAAGGCTACCCGGTCTTAGACGGAGATAAGAACGACGCCCGATTCGATGACAAGCCAGGACATTGGGTCGCGCTCTATGCCAAGGGCGAAAAGGCGCAAGCCGATACCACTGGCTTTGTCCAACGCATTGACATCTAAACCCAACCCAAAACCACTGGAGTCTATCTAATGACACAAGCCCTGATTGAACTCTCTTTCCTGGTCGCCTGCTTCTATGCAGGCTGGCTAACCCTACCAAAATCCTAAACCATTGGAGAATATCATGCCCACTTATTCCACCTTTCACGTCCCCGGAATCGATGCCGGTGTATCCCTTGCCCTCGATGGCAACCGCCTCGCCCTATGCCTCATGGCCAAGGGTAGAGCCCGCGCAAAGGATGGCAGCTATACCGTTCGCAACCCTCAACGCCTCGACCTGTTGCGGCACCTATTCAAACGAATGGAGGCACCGGGCGGCGCTCACTTTAGCCTAACTCATAGCAAAGGGGGCAAGGCTAGCACCCCATGGATAGAGCACCAGAATAGCAACGGCTATGCCGGTCTCGGTCTGCACGATACGCTCGCGGACATGCAGAAAGTCTATAGCAAGTCAGGCAATTTCCGTGTGGACTATGTCCTGACCAGTGGCCTGTCTCGCCTTGACGATATCGCACAGGTGCTAGGCTTAGAGGCCGCCGATAACCGCAGGCCTCCGCGTGACGTGCGCTTCTTTGGGGGTGCGTCATGAGTCGGCTATCCAAAATCGAACGCAAGTCTTTTCGCGGTCCCGCTGAATACTTCAAGTCCCTGGACGACCTGTGGGTCATGGTGTCCGATGCTCACGAGCACCTAGACGAGGGCAATGTGGAAACAAAGCAGGCTATCGCCCATGCTCGGCAGGCCTGCCTTGCATTCCTATTCGAGACTGAGGCTTAGAGCCTGATATGGGGGCGGCCGGCTTGCTTAGTCGGCCCATCCCACGGCAACGATAAGGTGGACAGTCGGCCCGTGCGGCGCTTGCGTGCAACCAATTGCACCACGCCCTCGGGCCCGTCTGCGTTTTGTCCACGGTCCCTATAGTAGTCGGGCCGATACAAGGCCAGGCACTCCTCAGCGTCCTGGTGTACCGTTGACGACCACTGGCAGTCATGTACAGCCGGGGCTGCTGGCTTGCGGCCTTGCTTCTCGCCGCTGACTTGTGCCGCTACGATAACGGGGATGTGCAGGTCTGCAGATAGCGCCTTGAGTACTCCGCTGGAGTAGCCTACTTGCGCTACCCTGTCGCCTGCCTTCACTGATTTTGAAGGACTCAGGTCTTGCAGGTAGTCCACCAGCACTACCTCTGCCTTGCCTCGCATGCGCAGGCGTCGAGCCGTGGCGCTGACTTGCTCTGCTGTCAATCCGCTACCGGTCAGATGCAGGTCCGCGTTTTTGAGCCAGGCCTGCGCAAGTCTAAGCCTCTCCCTCCATTCGGTTACATCCCGCAGGATGTGTGCCTTCAATGGGTCGCTGTCCATGAGCTCGCCCAGCTGTCTTGTTTGCATCGCCCATGCCCTCCCGTCAACCCTCGCCAGGGTGAAGAGCAAGTCGCGCATGCGCCGGGCCGGGCTTGTCTCGCTGCCGTGCAGGTACACACACCTGCGCTGTTTCAACAGACCGAGGGTGATGGCGTTTAAAAAACTGGTTTTGCCCATCCCAGATGCAGCAAGTATCAGGCTGACCCCATCTCTTGACAGCCCCATGAAGTCAGGGTGGCTGTCTATCTCTGGCACTCCCGATGGCATGTATACCTGGCGCTCTCCACCTGCCTCGGCGTCAAGGTTGGCGCTGACTCCGGCTACCACCTCCTCTAGCGTAGGAGTGTGCAGGTCTTGCACCATCGAGGCCTCGGCAATGAGTTCAACAGAGGCTCCCTCGCTGTCCAGCTCTTGGCTCTTGAGTCTGGCCTGGATTCCAGCCACCGCAGTGTGAAGCCGGTGGGCCTGTGCCTTCTCCCTCACCTGCCGGATGTGCTTCTCGATATTGTCTCGAAAGGATACCTGGTCCCCTATGCTGGAGATGTAGACGATGTCGCCGCAGTCTTCTGTCTTGTTGTGAATGAGGTACTGAATGACAGCGGGCAAGTCCACCGGCATCTTGGCTCTATGCCGAGAGCGCAGCATGCTGTACAGGTTGGCGTGTCGCCTCTCCAAAAACTCTTCGGAGTCCAGGTTCACCATGTCAATGGCGACGGTGCCATTCATGATGCCGCACAAGACTATCTGTTCACTGGTCACGCCTGCCTCCGGAGCAATGCCACCACGTTGTCGGGGTGAGTGACGCTCTCATCGAGGTACGCAGCAAAGGCTTCGTCTCCCTCATTGCGTGCTGCCTCTGCCTCCACTCGGTTGCGCATCCAGAAAGTGGTAGCTAGCCCGATGGTTGACGTGTCCACCTTCAGCTTTGCCACCGCACCAATAGCTTTCTTGCTGTGACGCATAGCATCGACGGCATCGAACCACTGCGGCAGATTCCTGGCGCGTAGGAAGTAGGCCACCTTGTTCGCTGGCACTGTACGATTCCATTCGAAACAGGGCTCAGTCCAGAACAGAGTCCATGCATCCAGCAGATGCTGTGCATCAGGTGCTTCCTTTAGCGCACGCTCGAATGGTTTCTTCCACGTCTTGAAACTCAGTTCTCTACCATCGGGCGAATACTTCATTCGTACTGCATTGAATCGGGCGAACACCTCTCGGGCCGTTGACTTATTGACATCACTCATTGGTTGGCTCTCCTTAATTAGTTCCTTAATAGGTTCTTGAAATAGTTCGGGTGTCACAGTGACACCCTTTAGTGTCAGATTGACACCGTTTAAGTCGCAGGGTGACACCGTTTCTTTGTCTTCAAACCGTCCCACTTTGACACGGTATTTCCCAGACTTGGCTCTCCCTCCCTTGCGAGTGGTGGTCAACGCCAACCACCCGGTAGAGATGAGATGATTCCTCGCTCTGATTACTGAGCTCTTGCTTGAGGATGACCACGTCTGGATAGTCTCGTTGCCCGGCCAAGCGACACGCACGTCGTTCATGTGCGACCAATAGCAGAGCCAAACCAGCTTGCATGTAGGGGAGAGGTCACTCTTCATCAGTGCCTCTCGCATCTTCCACTTATTCATGGCCGACTCTCCCCCCATTGCTGAAGGGAGAGTACCAACCTAAGAGACATCATGCCCGATGTACTCTCCACTGTCATACCGTATGCTCCAGCCTAACGCAAACGTGGGGCTCTTCGCCCTTCGCTGCGTAGTACTTGCTGGCTTCGATGATGACTATCTGTGCGTCGTCCTTCATCACCACGTCGAGGCCATCGCTTATGGCTTTCAAACAGTTGTCGAGGTCCGGTCGCTTTGGCATCCATACCCTGTCGTCGGGGTCTGCCTTACGCATCAGTCTCTTGGGGCGCTGGAATACACACACCACTGTCAGCTTCAATGGCCCTGTCATCGGCTCGAACATCCACTCCTTACGCGCAAGGCCTGACACCATACGCTCGTAGAGCTTCGTCTTCTTTGGTGTGTAGGTGTGACCAAAGCTGGTGACACGAGGGCGAGCCTTGGCTACAGGTTGCCCCGGCACAATAAACTCTATCAGCATTGCGACAGTCTCTTCAGCATCAGCTTAATTTGTGGGTCACTAAGCTCTAAAGCAATCGATAAATCGTGCAGTTGTTTTGCACCTGGAGTCCTGCGCCCTGCTTCCCAGTGAGCCACCGCCGCATGAGATACTCCGCACATTCCACCAAGTTCTTCGAGCGTCAAACGCATGACACGTCGCCTGGTCTTGATAAGTTCTGGCAATGTTTTATCTTGGCTAGCCATTTTATTTCTCCTTGATGCTTGACACCATAAGTCACATCAACTAAAACTGCAAGTACCAACCAACCAAAGAGGTAAACATGAAACGAACTCCTACCCTCACAGTGGTGGAAACTCCACCATACCAACCGCTTGGCAATCGAGCATACGAGATTCTGCAAAGGGCACACGATGCTCTCGCCTTCCTTGAGATTGAAGCCAGCGACAAGTACTACAACGAGAGCGAGGCTATCGACAACAGCTCCAATGTTTATTTGACCATCGCTGAAGATAAGTATGACGACTGGCGCGAGAAGCGCAACGTGCGCATTATCAACAACGCCAGGATGGAAGGCTTGCACGATGCAATCAAAAAGGCTGTTCAAAACCTTACCTCTGCTCTCGAAGCAGTGGAGGACTACCGATGAAACTCCTGAAGAAATACTTTCCTGAACTGAAGAAGATTGACGGCATCACAATGCTTTCCGGCAAGCCGTACATCAATCACCCTGGCCTGCTGTACCTGGCACAGGGCAAGATACACAGTAAGACAACGCGCATGCTGGACATCTCCAACGTGGAGAAGGGTGACTTCTACTTTGAATGCACCATCGTCACCACTGATGGGCGCACCTTTAATGGTCATGGCAACGGCAATGCTAAGAACATCAAAGGTGTAGCGAAAGACAGAGCCTTTGAGATGGCCGAGGTCCGTGCACAGAACCGTGCGCTGCGTGAGATGCTGGCTCTCGGTGACACCACCGCCGAGGAGATTGACGAGGGCGCTGCCCTTCACGGTGATGCCGATGCTGTCCCTGCGCATGACAAGGATTGGGAAGGCCACCGCAAACGCTTCATGGCGGAGGTGCGTGACGCTGGCTTCACCTATGACGAAGTCTGCTACATCCTCTCCATTCTTAAGAAGGACAGGCCATCACAAATGAACCAGTTGGGAAGGGTCAACCTGCTGGCATGGCTAAAAGACATGAGCGAGCAAACACGCAACAGATACAAAGACGACTTCAAACACGACGTGCAAGGGGCACCATCAAAGGGAGATACCAATGTCTAATCGTAGACCAAGACTGAGGAAGATGACACCAGAGCAGCAGAACGAATTCATTCAACAGATGACGAGTTCATTGGAGCCAACACAAATGGACGGCATTCGAGAGGAGGCCACGACCACAGAGGTTCTCTCCGCTCTTGACTCTCCAGCACATTTGGAGCACATCAAGAAGCTCCTCGGAGGTGAGCAATGAGTAGCAGCTACGAACTTATCCGTGAATCCGGTCTTATTGTTGAGGCCATCGAGGAAGAGGGAGGAGACATCGGCGCATTCGATGCGCTGCTGGAGGACTACCTCGGCAGGGTAGATGACAAGGTCAAGGCTTGTCTCTACGTCGCTCGTAAGATGGAGGCAGAGGAGAAAGACCTACGCAGCCTTGAGGTAAAGATTGCCAAGCGGCGCCGTGCCATCCAAGGCAAGCGTGCCGGTGTCCTCGAACGTGTGCAAGACATGCGTCATGCTGCCGAGGAGTTGGGCGAGGACTTCA